CAAATATTGCAATAGCAGCAAACGCAGATAATTCCCAAAGTATTGTCATTATAGCGAATAAACAAATCGCGACTCCGTTAGCGTTTTATGCGGGATCAGGTATTTTTGAGATTAATACGATTATTGCCGCAAAAGTTGCGGCAATTCGTGCGTTACGATTGACTCCCGATGTGAATATCGGTCAATATGTTTCAGCTACTTATGGCGCTAAAGACGCATTCGGTGGTATGCATATTGCAAGTTTGCCTTATTTCAACACTATTATACCAACGCTCCCCTTAGAAGAAACAGGTAAAAATTTTATTGACTCGGAGTTAGCTAGTTTAGTTGCAGCTGGGGCTGCAACACTTGGCAATAATATTGCAAATAATCAAATTATTTTAGGCACAACAGTTACTACGTATAAGACAGACGGTGCGGGTGACCCAGATATCAGCTTTAAATATTTAGAATACGTCGACACAGAAGTGACCTGTAGGGAATATTTTTACGATAACTTAAGAGAAAGATTTTCTCAAAGTCGTTTAACAAGCGGCGATGTGGTATTGGGGTACAACATGGCGAACGATCAAATAATCAAATCTTTTTTAACAGGCTTATATAACGACTTAGGAACTATGGCGCTTGTTAGAGTCGGCAAAGATGAAGAGACAGGCACAGATTGGTTAACTTATTTTAAACAAAATTTATCTGTTGTATTAGATTTGGATTTAGGTAAGGCAACCGTAACTATGTTGTTGCCAATAGTTACGCAATTACGAACAATTATAATGACTATGCAAGTCTCATTTTCTGCAAATAGTTAATAATAAAAAGAGGTTTTACGATGACTAATATAAAAAGTTTGTCCACTCCATTTTTAATGATAAATAATGTTTTAGTCCCATACATTGCGGGATCACTAACTTTTACAGAAGGAACACCAGAAAAAAAAGTTAGGACTCAAACGGGCGGCGGAGGTTCTATGCAGAGGGTGTCGTCGATAGACGTGACAACGCAGTTTTCAGAGGTTAAATTTCAATTACTTAACACTGTTGCAAATGTTGAATTGGCACGCACTTGGGTCAACAATGACTTTGATAACGCCATAAGTATCACAGATGCGGAATTTACTAGGTATGGTTCAGATGCAGGAATTGTGAACAAATACGAAGTCGAGACTGGCATTGATGGCATGATAAGTGTTGAGTTCCAATGCGATTCGTTAGTTTAATTTTTTAATCGGAAAATAAAAATGCTAAAAAAAGAGTTTGATTTTATTTTGCAAGATGATTTGATTTATGCCCATGACGGCAAGGCTGGTATTAAAGCAAAGCGGCTATTATTACGAGCGCCAACAACTCGATTGCTTTCTTTATCTAGTAAATTAAGCTCAACGGTAATGTCGTCTTTGATAAAAGCTAGAGAAAATTACAAAGAAGACACGTCAAAGAAAGACGTAGAGTCGCAAGATGATATTATAGATGGCGCGAGCATTTATATGCTTATTTCAGGCTCGCTTGCACCTGAGCAAATGGCGGAATTTGTAGAGGTCTTTCAGGATTTAATTTTGTCTGATAATATTTGTCTGATTGACGGCAAGGAGGCTTTAACTTTAGACTTGTTTAACGCTTTAGATTCACGTGAAACATTGCGATTGCTTGGAGATTATATCGCAAATTTTTTATTACCATCAATTATGTTGCAATCAAAGAAGAAGAACTAAATTTTTTAGCTTCAAATTTGATGGTTTTTTATAAAGGTGCTGTTACATATAAAGATTTTCAAGAAATGCCTATTGTAGAATTTATTAATCTAAAACGTAATGCAGAACGAATAAATAAAGAAGCAACTGCGGAGCAAAAAAAGGCGATTAATCGATGAGCACTTATGATCTAGCCTACATTTTCAAAGCGATTGATAATTTTTCGCCTGCGGTGAAAAAAATTAGCGCTTCTATGGAAAAGTTTGAAGTTCAAATGAAAAAGAGCGCCGACAACGTTAAAAAGTTTAGCGACACTGTGCAAAAAACGGGTAAAATTTTATTCAAAGGATTGGTTTTGCCAATGGCTGCTGCGGCTACTTATGCCTTAAAAAATTCCGAGCAATTCAAAACGATGCAAATAAGGTTAGAATCCGTCGCAGGTTCTGCTAAAAATGCGGCGAAGGTTATGGCTAGTGTTAAAGAGATGTCATTGTCTACAGGATTGTCACCTGAAGGATTAAACCAGACAGCAACAAAACTGTTAGCGGCTGGTTATGGGATGGACAAAATAAACGAAAAGTTAAAGCAAATGTCTGTGTTAGCGGTGGGTTCTGGTAGAGATATAACTGAAATCGCATCAGGACTTATCCGAATGAAAACGGTCGGATATGCGCAGGGGCGTTTCATGGCTAGAATGTCACAACAAGGCATCCCGTTAGTTAAAGCTTTTAAAGAATATTATCATTTAAGCGATAAGGCATGGAATAATTTAACATCAAAAAAGCTTGATTTTAAATTAATAGAACCTGTTCTTGACAGTATGACAAAAAAGGGAAGCGATTTTTATGAATCTTATAGAAAAATGTTAATGACCACAGGCACGTCTGCAGATCGAGTGCATAATGCTTTACGTTTTATCGCGGCGGACTTCGGCGATGCGTTATTTAAAGTTTACGGCATTGAAGGCGGGATGAAAGGCATAGCGGATAGATTGGCTGAATTGGAGCCTAAAATAAAAGCTTGGTTAGAAGCTAATCCAGAAGTGTTTAAAATGGCGGTAAATATAGGACTTATTGGGGCGGCTTTGATATCAATAGCATCAGTTCTTAAAACTATTACTTGGGGTTTTGGTCTTTTAGCTGGTTATTTTGGCGCAATGGCAAGAGCCTCAGGACCAATCCTTGCAGTGCTTGCGATGTGGGAAGGCGCGAAAGGGGTGGACTTTTCATCATTTAATCAAAGCATGCTGACCGCATTAAAACAATTTGGAGGGGGAGAAACGAAAGTAGGGTGGAAGACTGTGGGCGGGGCGTTATCGGCGCTTGGTGAATCTGCAGGGACAGCGCAGCCAGGCACTATTTCTTCAGGAGCAAGCTTATTAGGGTTTAACCCGTCAGCTGGAGCACAACAAATAAGCTCCGTTGTGTCGGCTCCTAGTTTAATTCGATTGATGCATGAGGGCAATATGGTTGGGAGCATACCACTTGCTGTTAAGTCTGAATTAGGAAGAACAACCATGGGGTCTTACTGATGGCATTACTTAACCAGCTATTTACAGCAACTTTTAACGGGGTGCCATTTCTTGTGGATACAAGCACGATGCATTACGGAAGAAAGACGCAGACTTTCGAATACCCCAACAAACAATATCGTTTCGTAGAAGATTTGGGCGAAAATTTAAGAACGTTTGATGTTGACGCTATAATTACTGGTAATGACGATTACTTAGTTTTGCGAGAAGTTTTTATCTTAGCATTGCAAAAGAAAGGAATAGGAGTGTTGACGCATCCTTTATATGGGCTTGTGCTTGTCACTGTAAAAACATATACAGTCACAGAAAATTTAACGTCTTTAGGCGAGTGTGTTTTTAGCATTACATTTGAAGAGGCGAGACAAAATCTTTTCCCTGTGTTTGGAGATGCGGGCGGTTCTTTTGTCGATAGTATTATTAATGAGATAGCCCCTTATTTAACTGCTTTTTTCGTTACCAAATTTGCACTTAGTTTTAAACACAATATAGCAGATGCTTCGAGTAAGAGCCAAAAATTAAATAGCTCGCTACAACCAACGCGCGCTGTAGCTACCGAGGATAATGCTTTAAACGATTTTACATCGAAAAGCGCAGATTTTGAAGTTAATCGATATGTGTCATTGCAAGATAGTGCAAGTTTTTCGGCTTCAATTGTAGATTTGTTAGATGCGTATAATAATTTAGGGTTATCAGCTGAAGATAGTTATGCACTTAATTCTACGGCATATTATTTTGGCGCCGACGATATAATAATAAAAGACACGACTGCGGAACGTAGCCAAAGAATTTTAAATAGAAAAATCTTGAATTGTTATGTGAACACAGTTTTATTGATGACGTTATATTCTAACGCGCTACAAATAACGTATTTAGACGATTTGCAAATTATGGAAAAAGAAGTCGATCTAGAGACTAAGTACCAATATTTGATGAATAATAATGTGCTTGACATCGATATTTTGAGGCAATTAGAAAAGTTACGCAACACTGTGAAAAGATTTTTTAGTCAATTAAAAGTGAATGTAAGTAAAGTCATTACTGTTAACGTGCCTGTGACGCCCTTATCTGTTCTATTGTATAGGTATTATGCTGATTTTGAAAATGAAGACGAGGTAATAGCGCTAAACGATTTAAATAACGTCACTCAAATTAGCGGGGATATTAAAATTTTAACGGAAGCAACGCAATGAACGACATTGCATTGGAAATAAATGGCGTCCCTTATAGTGGATTTACTAGTGCGACGGCTAGTAAATCCATGGAGCATATTAGCGGCAGCTTTAGTTTTAATATTTCAGTGTTGGATAATTTACAAAAATTCCCAATACAAAATAGAAGTAAATGCAGGGTGCTAGTTAACGGGAAAGCCTTTATTACAGGATATGTTGAAACTATAGGCATCAATTATGATTCAAAACAGCATCAAATAACCATTGGGGGTCGAGATAAAACATGCGACATTATAGACAACACACTTGGCAGTGAATTGTCTTTTAGCGCAGGCATTAGTTTAGAAAATATTATTAGAAAAGTATTGAAGAATTTTGGCTTAGAAAATGAAATAGCCGTTAATAGTAATGCTAAACTAGATGTTTTTGATAACACAGAATTAAATAACATGTCGGCACAAATTGGCGAGTCAGCATATTTGTTTATTGAAAAATTTGCCAAAAAAAGACAAGTTTTGTTGATGTCCGATGGCGATGGTAATATTTTATTAGCGCGCACACCAAAAGACGACGAAAGATTAAATACTGTTTTAACGTCAAGTCCTGGTTATCAAGCTGTTATTTTAAGTGCTGTGGCAATATATGATGATACAAAAAGGTTTTATAGATACGTGATGAAATCACAAAGTAATGTTGTTAGTAACGGGATCGTGGAAGATGTTCACGCGATAAGTAATGACAAGATTGTTTCGGTTTCCGCTACTGCTTACGACGAAGCGATAAGACATACGCGAGTTTTTAATTTAATGACACATGATGATTCTTACAACAGTCAGGCTGATTTACAAGAACGCGCTACATCGCAGGCAAACTATAACCGCGCGACAGGATTTAAATATACGGTTACAGTTCAAGGTTTTTCGCCGATAAACGATCCTGCGCGAATTTGGCAGCCAAACCAATTGATATTAGTAAATGATGATTACTGCAATATACCAAAGCAATTATTATTGATTAAGTCCGTTGAGTTTAATTATTCAATTGCTGGAGGAAGCATGACAACATTAGAATTGATAGACAAAGAAGGCTATTCTGTAGAAACATTGCAAGGCATAAAATACAGAAACCGCAAAAAGAAAAAAGCATCAGGAGAGGATGTTAACGGCGGAATTATAAGCAATCTAACTCCTTATAAAGGCATATGAAACATTTAGCAAATAAAATAACTAACTATATAAAACGTGTAGTTATAACGGCAATTAGTAAAGATGAGAAACCTATTTCTCACTGCCAAGTTACTTATCTATCAAAGATTGCAGCGGCTGAATGTATTTATCCCTATGGGATGAGCGCCGTTGCGCCTGTTGATAATATCGGATTAGCGTTTACCGTATGCGGCAACGAAGCCAATTTGGCGGTTATGCCTTATTCGCAACAAGATAGATTTAAAAATTTAAAATCTGGGGAAGTTATTTTTGGCAGTCCTGTCTCTGGTAGTTATATAAAATTTTTAGAAAATGGTGATATTGAAATAACCTGTAAAGGCAAATTAATTGTCAGTACAGTAACAGATATAGACATGACGGCACAAACGTTTAATGTAACAGCTCCTGCCATGAATTTCACAAGCGGAAGTTTTTCTTTCGGTTTTAGTACGAGCGGAATATTTAATGGTAACGGCACATTTAATTTTGGCACTGGAGGGGCGGCTATTGCACGTCTTGGTGATGAGGTTGTAGTAGACGGCAAAACGGGCTTAATAACAACGGGTAGCATCCATAATACGAGTAATTAAGATGGCGGACATTTTGTTAAATAAAGAAAAAGGTTATTACGATTTTGATTTTTTAGACGGCGATTTTGCGTTGACTGATGGATTGGGTACAGCGTTGCTTCTGTCTTTTTTATGCGAAAAAAGGGCGGCCGCAAGTGAAATTCCAACGCCAGAGTTTCGGCGCGGGTGGTGGGGCAATACAGTATTAAAATATGATAATTACGAAATAGGTTCAAAGCTTTGGCTGTTAGAACAAGCGAGAAAAGACAATACGACTTTAAATTTAGCAAAAACATACACTAGTGATTGCTTGCAGTGGCTAATAAGTGATACTTTAGTGAAAGAAATAAAATCAGAATCAAGTTTTATCGTGGATGGTATTAGCGTAGAAGCTGACTTGGTTATTAGCCCCAATAAAACATTAAGCATTGCATTTGATTTGTGGGAAAATACAAACTCATTTTAAAATATTATGCCAATTTTATACCCAGAAAATAGACAAGAAATTGTAGACCGCGTTAGCACGGACATCCAAGCTGCGCTGCCCGAAAGCGAGCCTTTTTTACGCAACTCATATCTTTTAGCGCTTGCGATTGGGTATTCAGGCGCGATTTACGATACAAATAAAACAGTTCAAGAGTTGCAAAAACAATTATTCCCAGATACAGCGACAGGCGAGTTTGCGGACAGATGGGCTTCATTTAAAGGTATTTACCGCAATGCTGCAACACAATCGACAGGAAACATTACAGTTACAGGCACGCTAGGTGCCGCAATACCACTCGGCACGCAATTACAATCCAGTGACGGCAACTATTTTTTAACAGCACAAGAAAAAGTAATTGCAACACAAAATATTTCTGTAACGAGTTTAACTCGAAGTGGGACAGTTGTAACTGTTACTACAGTAAACGATCATTTTTTTGCGAATGGAAATAGTGTCGTGATAAGCGGCGCGGATCAACTTGAATACAATGGAACTTTTAAAATAGTTGTTACGGCTACTGACGAATTTACTTATGAGATAAGCAGTGCGCCGACTACACCCGCAACAGGTACGATTCTCGCATCTCAAATATGCATTGGAATAGAAATTAAATCTACGGACTATGGGTTAGTAACTAATTTAGTAAGCGGTAGTGAGTTGTTTTTTTCGTCCTTAATTGCAGGCGTTGACACATCCGCATTTGTACAATATGAAGGGTTAACAGGAGGCGCCGATATAGAAAGCGACGAGGAATTTAAAGTTAGATATTTATTCGCGTATAGACATCCTATTGCATACTTTAGCGCGTCGGAAATAGTTTTAAAATGCGAAGAAATTAACGGGGTGACACGCGTATTTGTGCATGGAACAACCCCTGATGTGGGGCAAGTAACAGTTTATTTTATGCGCGATAATGATGCGAATCCGTTCCCTTCTGGTAGCCAAGTTGCGATTGTAAAAGAGCGTTTATTAACAATTAAACCCGCACATGTAGACCCTGATGATGTTATCGTAAAAGCGCCAACCCCAAAAGTAATCAATTTCAAATTCAGCATCTTAGACCCTAACACACTAACAATGCGAGTTGCGATTGAGGCGAGTTTAAAAGCGTTTTTTGAAGAAGTTCCGATTGTAGGACAAAATTTATCTAAAAGTTCGTATGCATCCGCAATATATTATACAGTAGACCCCGCGACAGGCGATTTCGTTACTAATTTTGTATTAGCGTACCCTTTAGGTGATATACTAGTGGGGGAAGATGAGTTAGCCACATTTGGTCAGATTAATCCATGACAAATGATTTTCGCCCAAACACAATTGTAGAAAACACAGATTGCTTAGTAGCCTATATTCCCGATGGTCGATTATTTGCGGCGAAAAGGATTGAAGGCTCTAACTTGCGCACTTTATTTAGTTCTTTTGCTTTTGAATTTACACGACTGCAAAATAAGATTTATGAGTTAAGTGTAGAAGACGATTTAGCTCATACTACAAACTTAATAGATGAATGGGAAAAAGCGCTCCAGATACCTGATACATGTTTGACAAATACAGTGTCTTTGGCGCAACGCAGAAAACAGCTTGTGGCAAAATTTGCGTTGATGAATCTTACGACAGAAAAAGATTGGGTTGATTTAGCATTTTTTTTCGGGTATAGAATTAAAATCGAATACGGCACGCAATATAGTATTTTTACAATGAAATTCCCATTGTATTTTTCTGGGTCTATTAAAGCTGCAAAGTTCACGATGATAATAAATTTTTATGAGACAGAACAGCCAAAAAATTTATTTACTTTAACATTTCCGATAAAATTTGAAAATAGCGTGCAGTTCCTAATGTGTTTGTTCCGTAAATTAAAACCAGCGAATGTAAATTTACATTTCCGTTGGAAAACGTAAATAATAGGTTAATTATGAGAAATATAGCGCATAAATTCACTGGCGATGATTTAACAGCAGATGAGTTTAATGACATCCCTGAGGAAGAAGAAAATCTTATTACTTCATCGGGTCAAACATTAACTGCTGGGGATTTATACCAGATCGCAAAAGCTGTATCGACATACGCGGCTGTAGGAGATTTTTATGGGGATGCTGGTTCAGGTAATAATTATATATTAACAGCGGTGTCCCCTTTACAAGCGCCTATCCAATATTTAGACGGCTTTAGAGTTCGATTCCGAATTAGTCATACAAATACAGGCGCCGCTACAGTAAACGTCAATTCGCTAGGAGTTAAGGCTATTGTAAAAGCGGACGGTATTTCATCTTTGGGACCTGGGGATTTGCCGCAAGGGGAACATGGTGAGCTTATTTTTCATACGGATATTGACTCGTTTGAATTGTATTCACATAAATATGAAGACCAGTCATTTGGAACAGGGGATAATATTTGGACAGATAGGACAGGTGAGCGTGCAGGTTGGATATGGATTAATGATAGCAGTAAAACAACAATAGGTGATGCTACATCTGGGGCAACTATTAGAGCTAATGCAGATTGCGAACAATTATTTAAACTATTTTGGACTGCTTATGCTGATACTGAATGCCCTGTTGTCGGAGGGCGTGGCGGAACAGCAGACGATGATTGGGCGGCACATAAAAGAATAACTGTGCCATGGGGGTATGCGCGCGTATTTGCTTCGCATGATATAAATGATCCAGACGCTATCAGAATTGGTCAGCTCGAAGGAGAAAAAAAACATGCTTTAAGTGCGGCAGAAAATGGGGAACATTCGCATGGAATTTCTGATCCAGGCCATGCTCATGGTAATGGAGGAGCGGCTGAAATAACAGCAAGCCGAGATTCTGGTGGCACTTATAATACACATGCTGGCGGAAGAATTAATACAAGTACTTCTGGAGTAGGAATATCTCTTTATAATAGTGGTTCAGGTACTCCTCATAGTATTATGCAACCAACAATTTCTAAAAATTTATATATTAAATTATAGGTAATTAATCATGGGACAATTTATCCATGCAAATAATGAAATTATTATTATAGATAATAGCGGCAATCAAAGTATTTATGATACAACGTGGTGGATAGCAAATGAAGAGCCAGCTTATGTATTACCAGTCGGAGCTATATTACAATATTATAGACAAGGTGAAATTCGCGCATGGCATTTAGCTGCTGGAAATGCGGTATCGGGAAGTATACCGTGGGCTGATGGCGATACATATATAGGTAATAAAGCTACTTATGATGCCGATTGGTTAGAATATTCACTTAATTTAGCACAAGCAAAAATATATCAAATTGGATTATTAGATGCTTATATGGCTACAATAGAAGATAATGGATTAACTTATGCTGGGATTACATATCAATCCAGTGCAACATATTATAATCGCTGGAAAGATGAACATGATTATGCATTAAGGACGAGTAATTTATTAACATCATATTATCTTACTGACATATCTGGAAATGAAATAGTAATGCCTGATGTTGCTACATTGACTAATATTGTCAATGATATGGATGAATTTTACTGGGAGTTACAACAAGTGCGTGATAATCATAAAGATTCAATAAATGCATTAGGTACTGTTTCGGCAGTACTTGCTTATGATTATACAACTGGATGGGCTATAACTCCTTTTGATACTGGATTAACATTTTATGCTTCCTATGCGAGTTCAATAGATGCGGATTATGCTGGTGGAAGTGTTACTGGTACAGCTTTTGGAGGAGCCGCTGTCGCCGCTGGATGGCTTGATTTAGCACATGGCGACGCGCGTTATGTAAGTTACGACGGAACATCTAATGTAGATAATCAACAAGTTGGCTCAATTCTTTTATCTGTAAAACCAAATTATTCTGGCACCCCTGCGGCGGATAAAGTATTTATTTGTATATCAAAAGCTGATACAGATTCAACAAATCTAATTCAATTAACGCATAAAATCACGACGGGTAAATTATATTTAGACATTAAAGACCAAGCCGATGCTTCAATCGCTAGTATTGATTTGGGGGTATGGTCGCCTGTGAGCGGAACATCCTATAAAATATCTATTCACTATGATGTTACCGCGGGCGTTAATTGGGTCAAGATTGATGACACTCAAATAGGGGTAACAGATACGTCAACTGGAACGCGTAGTGTCTTGATAGATTTACTAAGGCTTGGTAGTGGCTATAATTCAGGCGCGGCGGAGCTATCAGACTTTAGTATTCAACTTTTACATGTCTCAAATCAATAGGTATTTTTTATGAAAATTAAAACTGTAATCAAGAAAAAAAGCAACGGCGCTAAAAAAAGCGGCACTATTTACAAATGTGAAAAATGTGGGTATGAAAGCACACGAACTTTTCTAAATATTTTTGAAGGTATTGAATATAGATATTGTTTAAAATGCGTACACGAATTTTACATAGAAAACTTTCCCAAAGCTGTATTAAAAAAATGATTACATTAATAGGTGAATTATGGCAATAGCGAATTATTTGTTAAACGCAGTCACAACGGACACGGTTGGGGCGGCAATATCCAATGTTGGGGGCGCAAAAGTTATCCAGTTATCAGGAGTAACGGCTTCTAGCGGGTCGGTTACAATAGAAGCAAGACTTGCGGACAATTTAAACTGGACAATATTAACTTATGGCGGGAATCCTGCCGTCTTTACAGATGATAAAATTTTAAGGCTAGATTTTTGGTCTGTAAATATGCAATTGCGAGCTACATTGGCGAGTTCTTCCGGTACTTTTTCCGTAAGCGTTGTTTTATTCGGATAATTCATTATGAGTACAGACGCAGATCCGTTAACTTTAAACTTATTACACGATTTATTCGCTGAAGATACTTTACACGATTTATTCGGTGATGGGGGGTCTTCGGGTATTTATAATTTGCTGCTAGAAACAGGAGACGATTTTTTACTAGAAGACGGTAGTTTCATTTTATTAGAATAGGTATTTTTATGGTGGACAAAAAAATAACAGAATTAACTGCAACAACTACATTTGCAGATGTTGATGTAATAACTTCGGTTCAAGGTGGCGTGAATAAAAAAATAACAGGTTTAAATGCTAAAACACAGATTAACAATTACGTAGTGAGTCAATTAGCATTAAATATTATTAACGCACCTGTTGCAGATATCGCAGCTTTAAAGGCTATTGATACGACGAGTGTTGTAACAGGAGTCGTTGTTACAGTTGTGGGGTTGGGGACTTGGCAATTTGATAAAGCGTCGGGTGTCGCTGGCGATGATATTACAGTCGTAA